AAGACTGGGCTGACTAAGCATCTGCCCTAAGTATTGCTGAAGATAATTTTGACTAATTTTCTTTTTAGAATCAGACTTATCAGTAGTAGTGGTATCAGTAGTAGGTTGTTCGGACTTTGGTTTGGATGTTGGCTGTTGAGCCGCACTAAAGTTATATCCTTGTACTAGGGATGGATCAAATGCTCCTGCTGATTGAAAATATTTAGCACCTTTTTCATATGCATCAGCAGATAAAGGATTAAAGTAAAAATTACCTCGATCCTCATACATGACATCCCCTTCTTTTCTGTTTTTAAGCAACGCTTGTCCGCGAAAAGATTGTGCTCCACCACTACGAGCATATGCAGAACCAACTAGCTGAGGGTTTTCTGCAATAGATGCAATGCGTTGCATGTCGCTTGTTTTTAAACGACGTGCATTAGGAAGAACTAATTCAGCCCTAGGAATTGTAAAATTAGCTTCGTATTGTCCGGGGGATTTTGCAATATCAACAAGGTTAGTGCCACCCCACTGACCAGACATCCGCCTGGCGATTAAATTGGCAGCGACTCCAGCAATATCACGTCCTTGACCTCCTAGATAAGCTTCACCTGCAATTGTATTAAGGTAAGCATTGGTCTCTTCTGGAGATAAACCTAAAAGCTGAGAAACAGTTTTACCCATCAGAGCCTCCCTTGTTGACGAAGCAAGCGAAGTTGTTCAGCAACTTCAGGAGTAAGTAGAGGCTCAACTGCATTGGTTGCATCAGCTAGTGCAGTAGCAGCATCCACTTCATTCATAGAATTAGGTTTCTGGATACCACGTTCTTCAATAAAAGCTTCCAGGGATTGAGGATAACGATCCGGGAAGGTTCTTGACATTAAAGGATTAAAGGAAGTCTGATTATTTAATGTCGGGAAAAGCCTTTGATTAATAGTAGTACCTAAATTCTGGACTGCTTTACGTTCTTCTTGTGTTCCAGCAGCTGTACGTCCTTGACCGTAAACCGCAAGGTTGTAGGCATAAGGATCCATCATTGCTGGAGTTTCTTCAGGAGACGGAGGAAGATTAGTTGCAGGGGGAAGAGGTGGAGCATTGTTTGAATTGTTGTCGTCAGCACCTGTATTTCTAGCCTGAATGGCTGAGCGGAAACTTCCCATATTACCTGCACTTGAAACACTGGGCAGAGTAACGCCTTCATCGTATGCTGCCAGGTTTGTGTTCACAGAAGGCGGCAAATTCATTAAACCGCTATTACCAACTGTTGCTTTTTGAGTACCAGCCGCAATACGTTCTTTTGTTAATCTGTCAGCTAAAGCTCTTTGTTGTGGAGTAAGTTTAATATCTTTTATTGTTCCATCCGCAACACTGGAAGTCATAGCTCCATCGCCAAGTGCAAACAGTCCTGCGGCTCCTGCTAAATAAGGCAGAGGTGCCATTAAAGAACCTTCAACAACAGCTCCTCCTACATTGCCTTGTCTTAATTGATTAGCAGCACCTAATAAGCCAAGTCCTTGAAGACCTCGTCCTAAAAGATTACCTCCGGCTTGTGGCGGGATTCCTCCACCAGTTACTGTATATCGTCCAGGTGTAGCAAAGTTTACCGGTTGTCCTCCTGTAGGAATAACAGGAACACGCGTCGTACCTGGACCAGCTTTCCTAGCGAAATCTTTACTTGCTTTCTGTAAAATCTGTTGCCTGACCGGTCCAGCAAAAGGAGCTGCGGCTGCGTCGTCTAAAGCACCTAATGCACCTGTTGGTACGTTTTGAAAACCTGCACCTCTAAACTGTGGAGGTAAAGCACGTCCGAGAGTATCTGAAGCGCCCTGAGCTAAACCTTGATATGTCTTAGGATTAGTTGCAGTATCTAATAAAGAAGCAGGTGCAAAACGTCGTTGTGGAATAAGACGTTTTCCTCCCTGATACGCACCTTGAATTATGGTTTTTAGTAAAGACATGATTAGCGATACGTAGTGTGGAGGTAGATATTTGCGCCAACAGCAGTGTCAGCAGGTCCAGGTAAAGCCTGAATAAATTCAGCTCCAGATCGCTCATATCGATAACGCGCCTGGAAAGGATCCTTGTAATTAGGAACATAAAGAATCTGTGCAAGACGGTTCGTCTCATACAGATAAACTTCGTCCCATAATTTTAAAGCATCTTTAACATTGCTGGAACGAATCGTACGATCAACGTCACCAATAATGCCTTCAACTCGGGTACTTGGTGGAGTGAAGTTGTCATCAAAAGACGCAAGCTGTGTTTTCTTTTCAGCAGAATCACAACGCCCAATTTGATAAACAATCTTGTCATGAAACACTGAATCAGGAACTGAATTCAATGCTTCTTCTAAGCGGGCATAATCACCTGCTGGAACACTAACAACGTAGTATCCCAAGTGATATCTAATGCGACTTTTATTAAAATCAGATAACTGCACAGCGTACCGTCATTATTTGTTCATTATAATCTGTGCAAATAAAGAAGCCCCGCAGGGCTTTACACACGAACTAAATCAGCTGCAAAAACTGAATCCCAATCAACTCGCGGAATCTGACGTAACTGTTCAAGACTGTTAAATCGTTCACCTGACAGTGAAGATTGCATATCTTTAATGTCTTTTGCAGTTTTCATACCAACTCCTTTGATATGATCAGCAATCATTTGTGCAGTTGCCGTATTAATATTCAACCTAGTTTCTTGTGGAAACTTGCGGGGTTCATCACCTTTTGCTGCATCTTTTACTTGAAGAGTTTTAACTTTCTTTGTGGCTTCTTTGTCCTCTTCAAGTTCTGTTTTATAAACAGTAAAAATGCGACCGTCCTGGTCTTCGACCATGAACCAATCGCCATCATCCCATTCGGATACAACTTTTAAACGCACTCCTGTTTTTTTATGTTTAAAGAGCATAGGGACCAGATTTAACCTGGTCCCATATTACTCTATTTAGCTATCAATAACCAAGATAGTTAAAGATACTATCAGGAAGCGATCTTTTAAGGAAGATACTGTTCAATATCATCATACTCAACGGCAACATCCTGACGGATGAAACACACTTCGCAGAGGATATAGCCGGTACGACCAGCTGCTTTATCAGCATCAGAGATTGCCCAACCACCGTTGGTGCTGGTTGAGTTAGTAGCCGCCTTGGAGTAAACACGGAAGGTTTGGTTGGCGGTGTACTCGCTGTATTCAACACCTGAGGTCAAAGGAGTAGCACCCAGGCCGCCAGTACCAGCTGCAATGTTGTTAGCAGCGGCAGTGACGTTAGCGCCGTGGGGAACACCAGAGAAGCTAACAGGAGCACTAGAAGTGCCAGGACCAAAACCAATCACCTGAGTAGCGCCAGAGGTAGTCAAACCATCTGCTGCAACACGACCATCACCCCAGCCAGAGGCTACGGACACAGCTGTGCGGTAGACGTAAGCAGGACGAGTAGTGTCTGCAGTAACAACCATCCCGGTGATGTTCACACGGGTATCGTCGTTTTTGTAAGGTGAAGGAATTTGAACTTCAGCGGTGGTAGTGTAACCGTCACCAGTGGAAGTGGTAACGGGAACATAGCCACGCAGCTGATAGAACTGCCAGCCAGGATTGGCTAAAACAGAAGTGGGGCCTCCGGTGGAGGCATCGTTGCTAGAGTCACCCGTTGTATCGATATTCTGATACCACCCGTTAAGGGGCTCAGTCATATCGCCAGGGTAAATCTTTTTAGCGGATAAGTATGCCATTAACTTTTCTCGTTTTAAAGGTTGACTTTTTTATAATGATCAGATGTCGCCGTCATCAGACACGAAGCTGAATGCATTGGTGATGAAATCTTTGTTCAGAACTTCGAAGCCAGCATAAAGTTGCCAGATAAGAATAATGAATCGGCTGAAATCATCATTGTTGTTGATCAGCACCTGAGCGTTCGGGCCGCCAATACCAACACCAATTGACTGAGGACCGAAGAAGTAACCTTGGGCAACTTCTTCAGAAGCGTAGCTAGAACCGTTGTCAAAGGAGGCAGTGACGTTCTTGGTCGGGAAGTTGGTGGACTCGAAGAATTTAACGCCTTCAAATTGCACGCCAGTCGGCATCACAGGCTCACCAGCCAGGAAGTAACCTTGACCAGCTTGGGGACCCATGAAGAAACTGGAGTTGTTAGGCATCATGGGGTTAGCCATGTACATGCCTTGACCAGCATTGCCGCTGTAACGGGCGATCTCACGGAAGTCATCGTCACGACGCAGATGCATCATGAAGACGGGATCGCAAATACAACGATACAGACCATCAGCGAAGGTAGGAACGTTGCGCTTACGCAGGTCCTTAACAACTTCCAGAAGGTCGGTGCGGACAGAGAACTGTTGAACTTGTGCAGTGTACTCAGCACCGGTGTAGGAAACACGGCCTTGGGAATCCTTAGCCTTATCACCAGCGAAGTAGTAACCACCCTGTGAAGAAGAGGCTTGACCTAATGCTTCAGCTTTAGCCAGTTCGTCAATGAAGACGCGATCACGCCAACGACGATAATCATCGAGCAGGGTCAGAGAACCGATGCTCTGGTGGAACATGTTCAGGTTGCCGGTATCCAGCAGAAGGCGCTGAGCGGTAACCAGGGTTTCCCGTGCAATCTTGAAAGTAGAAGGCTGGGTAGGATCAGCCGGGTCCGCAGGACCGGTGTATTCCTTAAGCACCACCAGGACTTTCTCCTTGGTGATGTTACGGCTGTTAGCAGTACCGATAGTTTGGTCAGCAATACGCTCACGGCTGTCCTTCGTGCCGGGGGATCCCCAGAACTTATAGCGATCCAGTTGCACAGTTTGGCCGGGCTGTGAGGTGAAGTCATGCACCACCACTGGCTCACAAGCCATCTCGCAAATATACGCGGGATGCGGACGGTAAAGCTCCGCCCCTAAAATCTTAGGAAAGTCGTTATCTAAAAACATTAGTTATTCTCCAGTAACCCAGGAATAGTTTTTTATCGGATAAAAGAATGGACAAAAGTCCTATCTATTTTAAAGTTTAGCAGTCTTTAATACATTGGAAGCATTGGAGACTGCATGCTCATACGAGAACCCATCGTGTTGCTAGATCCAGGTGCTTCAGGATCAATGCCCATAGCTTGACCGATTGCACCAACTGCACGTCCTGCGGCAACACCACCTAAACCTGCAGCAGCTGCAGCGCCTGGAACTAAACCAGCAGCAACAGCTTTACCGATGTTGCGTTGTGCACCTGCAGTAGGGAAGGGAATAGCAGCATTCTGTTGGCCAGGGATACCAAAGATAGTGGTATCAATAGCGTCAACAATATCAGCAGCAGCGCCAGTTGCGGCACGACGAACCTTGCTTCCTTCTGGAAGATTACGTCCGTAGTCACCGATAACATTACCTGCACCTGAAACGGCTTTTTGAGCACGCATAATCAGTTGCGGATTGTATTTACCAGCAAGTTGACGTGCGCCAACAAGACCGGCAGCACCGCCAAGGGCACCGGCAGCACCGGCACCCAAGACAGCTGCGGGATTCTCATCTTCAGCAGCAGCCATTCCAGCTACACCTAAACCAGTTGCAGCAGGAACGCCATACTTAAGACGATTACGCATTAGATCACTCCATAACAAACAGTTTTTGAGACATCGCCTGAGGAGATGCCTGGTTGATCAAACGCCATGCTTGGCTTGGATCTACATCCATTTGTTGCTTAAAGGAACCCCAAAAATCAGTAGGTGCCTGAGGAGCAGCAGCCTGCGGAGGTGCGGGCATTTGTGCACCGGGTACCATGGCCTGAGTATTCACAGGCTGAGTGGGATAACCAGGGGTTTCCAGATCAGCTTCTGATTCATAAACAGGGTAAGGACCTTCAGGACCAAAGAACTGAAGTGTGTAATCGCTCAGTACATCAGGATTGGTAAGAATCTCGTTGTAAGCAAGATTGTCGCGGTGCTCGTTAACAGCAAAGTCAGCGTAATTCTTAAGAGTGGTTTGGGCTTCTTTACCCCATTCCACTGCTGAATCAAGCATTCCCTCAAGATTTAGGGCGTACTGATTTAGAATTGCGGGTGCTTCGGTTCCGTAGTTTGCGACCACCATCCGGCTTTCCGGACTCCACTCCAGCAGATCCGCTACGTCCTCCAAGGAGTTGATCTGCGAAGTTGGGGAATAGTTGCTGGATGAGGTCTGGCTTGTTTGCGAGATCTGCTGATCCGATGTTGCCCAGCTGGGAACCTGGCTGGGAGTTGCCTGAGTACCCCAGTTGGCCTGGGTATACGGACTCGCTACCTGATCCGGGACCTGTGACGGTTGACCCTGGAACGGGGATTGCACTGGACTGCCCAACAAGTTCACTACCTTGTTGAACGCCGATTCCCATGGATTCCCCTGAGTTTCCGTCGAAGCCAGGGATTGGGGGACGGATTGAGACGGGGCGGATTGGTAACTGATAGGTTGTCCCGGAGCGGCCTGGGGGTAACTCGTAGCCGCCTGTTGTTGAACCGGAGCCTGCGGGGCCGCCACCGGAGCTGCCGGTGCTGCCGCCACGTAGCTGCTGGGGGCGACGGCCACTG